GACGTTCCGGCCAATGGAGCATCGATGCTATGCAACGCGCTCGGCGGCCTCAGCAGCACGACGGGGACCGCATTCCAGATGTGCGTCGGCAGCATGTCGCTTCGCGCAGGGCAGTAGATGTTCGGGACCGGCACCTTCGGCCACGAAGCCTTCGCCGCCCTGGTTGCCGCTTCGATCACCGGAGGTGTTGGAACGTCGGCTGGTGTCGCGACGGTCAGCGGTGTCGGAGCCGAGCAATCGACCGGGCAAGGCGCGAGCGCAGGGACGGCCACGGTCAGCGGTGTCGGTTCGACCCGGCTCACCGGCGCCGGCACGTCGGGCGGAGTCGCAAGCGCTTCCGGCATCGGCATCGCGGCACAGATCGGCATCGGCTCGAGCAATGGAACCGCCTCGGTCAACGGGGTCAGCGTTTCGCCCTCGGCCGTCGGCTCGTCGGCAGGAACCGCGACGGTTGCTGGCGTTGGAGCCGTGCTTCAAACTGGAGCGAGCTCGATCGCTGGAATTGCCAGCGTCTCGGGAGTAGGATCGGCGCAATGCTTTTCCTCTGGATCGGTGTCCGGCATCGCCTCCTGCGATGGAAGCGGCTTAACGTGGCAATTGGCCTCGGGTTCAGCATCAGGCTATTCCCTCGTACTCGGCGTTGGCGCTGGAGGAAGTCAGCCGGCTAGCGTCGGCCTCTCAGCTGGGTTCTCAACCGTCATCGGCGTTGGGCTCCTCCATCACACGCTCGTCTCCGCGCCTCATCCGGGCGAAACAAATGTGCGCGCTCCCGCGCTCCACGGTACGGTCGTGATCACGCCCCCGGCGTTCGGGGCGGGTGTTTTCGTGCCCGCTCCAAAGCCGAACCCTGTCGAATGGAGGACATGATGGCGAAGAAACCGGCACGAAAAGCAGCAACCAAGCAAGTCGCATCGGGCGATGACACGCCCGAGACCAAGCTTTCCCCAAAGGCCCAGAAGGAAGCGACCGAGAAGCTGTTCACGCACGCCGACACCGCGCACCGCACCGAAGAGCAGCACGAGAACCACGTTCGCCGGCAGGCACTCGGCTACTAGGTGGAATCGGTCGTCACTCTCGTTTCGGACTCCGGTTCGGCGCTCGCGGCGTCTGACAACCGCGCCGCAGCGCCTCTTTCCTCGGCCGAAAAGCTGCTTCGCATGGCGCAAGCCAGCGGCGACATCAGCGAAATCTACACACCGGCCAAGCTAGCCGAGATCGGCGAGACAGCGGTAACGGCTTACGAACGCGATCTCGCCGATCGCAAGGAATGGGAGGACACCGCCAGAGAAGCGCTGGACGCCTGTTCGCAGGAGCAGCAGCAGAAGGCGAAGGATTTCCCTTGGCCCAATGCGGCCAACATGCGGTGGCCGCTGCTGACGATCGCCGCGATGCAGTTCAATGCCCGCATGTATCCCGCCGTGGTCAAGGGCGACGAAGCGGTGTTGTGCAAGATCATCGGCAGCGACAACGGCAAGCCGAAGATGGGCACGAACCCGATGAGCGGGGCTGTTCAGCCGGTTCCGCTGATGGGGCAGGACGGCAAGCCTGTGCTGGACGGAAGCGGGCAGCCGCAGTTCGACTGGCTGATTCCTCCCGGCGCCAAGGCCAAGCGCGCGCGCCGCGTCGCGGACTACCTCAACACGACGATCTTCTACCGGATGGACAATTGGGAGGACGATACCGACGCCCTCCTGATGCAGCTCCCCGCGACGGGCTGCGTGTTCCGCAAGACCTGGTATTCCGAAGGCGCCAAGACGGCCACGATCTCGGCGCTCGACCTCGTGGTCCCGGTGACGGCGCGCAACCTCAAGACCACGCCGCGTATCACCGAGAAGATCCGCGATGTCTTCCCGCACGAGATCGTCGAGAAGCAGCGCACCGGCTATTACCGGACGATCGACCTCGGCATCCCGAAGAAGCCGGACGGTTCCGAGAACCGCGATGGCACGCGCCTCCTGCTCGAGCAGCACTGCCTGTGGGATTTCGACGACGACGGCCTGCCCGAGCCCTATATCGTCACGGTCGATCACCAGACTCGCCTGGTCCTGCGCATCGAGCCGAACTTCGGGCCCAACGACATTGAGTGGAACGCTGACCAAAGCGCGGCCGTCAGCATCCGGAGACGCGATTTTTATGTGAAATATGGCATGTTCCCGCATCCGGGCGGCAAGTTCTACGACCAGGGGCTGGGGCACCTCCTGAAGCGACTCGGCGACGGCATCGACACGATGCTGAACCAGCTGATCGACGCCGGCACGGCCCAGACCGCAGGAGGCGGGTTCATCGGCTCTGGTGTCAGGCTCCAGTCGCGTGGCGCAGGCGGACGGATCAGGTTCGCTCCGGGCGAGTGGAAGACGGTCGACGTCAGCGGCGACACGCTCCGGGCCAACATGGTCGAGAAGACCTTGCCCGATGTCAGCCCGGTGACGTTCCAGCTGCTCGATCTCATTCTCGGCGCGGCCAAGGACATTGCCGGGATCAAGGACGTGATGACCGGCGAGGCGTCGAACACCGGCCAGGTCGGAACCACGCTGGCGCTGATCGAGCAGGGCCTGCAAGTTTTCAATGCCACAGCCAAGCGCGTGTTCAGATCGCTGAAGAGCGATTTCGAGCTGCTGTTCGAGAACATCTCGCGCTACGGCGGCGCGGCCGCGGCCAAGGATTACGCCGACGTCCTCGACGATCCCGAGGCCGATTTCGAGAAGGACTTTTCGCTCGGCGGCCTCGACATTCGCCCGGTCAGCGATCCGTCATCGATCACCCGGATGCAAAAGATGGCGAAGGCGCAGTTCATTCTGGGCCTGTTGCCGCAAATCGTCAGCATGGGCGGCGACGGCAAGGAAGTGCTGACCCGCGTGCTTGAGGCGGTCGACGCCGAGGACATCGACAAGATTTTCCCGCCCAAGCAGTCCAACCCGATGGAAGATCAGGTTCGGATGCAGATGCTCCTCGAGAACCTGCGGCTGCTCGGCTCGACGGCCGATGAGAAGAACGCGAGCGCTCAATCGAAGATGGCGAAGGCGATGCTCGACGCGGTGAAGGCACAGCAGGGCAGGTTCGATCTTTCGGCGCAGGCCGGGCAGCACGGGATGGAACTCGGCGCGCACGCCGCCGCCTTGGAGGCACCGCAATGAGCCTGTGGAAATGGTTCACCGACGCGTTCGACGTGGGCGCCTACGCAGTAGAGCCCTGCCCGCCGTTCACTGAAATCAAGGCGGGAACGCCAGTGCGGTTAGTCAAGCCATCTTTCGCCCCCTCCCGCGAGGAGTTCGAGGCATGGCGCGACGATGACGTGACCAAGTTCGTGATGGCCGCCCTGCTGCGCAACGCCGACGAATGCCGCGAGGAGTGGCTGCGCAAGTCATGGAACAGCGGCTCGGCCGACCAACTCACGCTCACCGGCTTGAGAGAGCGCGCCGACGCCCTGCTCGGATTCACCGCCGACTACGAAGCCTTTTGCGAAACCCTGGGTCTCGCGCCCGAATCCGAAGAGGAAGCAGCATGAACACGAGTGGGTTGATGCCCCTGGAATTTTTCGTGATCGTCGAGCTCGACCCAACCGAGGAGCGCACTCCTGGCGGTCTCATACTCCCCTCGAAAGTTCAGGAGCAGGACAAGTTGGCGACACAGGAGGGCACGCTGATTGCGGCGAGTCCGCACGCCTTCACCTATGCCGAAGGCTGGCCGGAGGGGTCGAAGCCGGAAGTCGGCCAGAGGGTGCTGTTCAAGCGCTATGCCGGCCATCTCCATGAGCGCGAAGGGAAAACCTACCGTGTTCTCAACGATAAGGACTTGGTGGCGATCGTTTCTGAGCCTGTTTCGAAAGCCATCCCAATCACCGCAGCCGCAGCCTGAGGAGGAGAAAGTGACCACAGCACGAAAAGGGGTTCCCGTTACACCCGACGCGACGAACCCATTGCCAGAGGGCACCGCAGACGCGCTTCAAGTGGGCGGCGGCGGAACGGTGATTGTGCGCCATCCCGGCGAACCCGCTGACTGCACATGGACCGTGCCCGACGGCGGCTACGTCCTCGCGAGGGTAAGCCATGTCCGCACCGGTGGGACAGCGACAAACATCACCGCCCTCTATGAGTAAGGCGCCTGCGCAATTCCCTTAACCGCTAACCCCCTTCGGCTCCGGCGCATGGTAAGCCTCTGCTCAGCAACCGCTGGAAGCCAGAGGAACTATGGACAACGCGCCCCCCGACGACTCTAATGCGCCGCCCCCGGCTAACGATCCGAACGCCGCTCCTCCGGATAATCCTGCCGACAGCGATCCGCCCGATACCGGCGCTGACAGCCCCTATGCCTCGCTTGCCGAGAGCATGGGCTGGGTCCCGCGCGACAAATTCCAGGGCAATCCCGAGGACTGGAGGGACGCGGAGGGCTTCATCCGAGCGGGCCGCGACATTCAGCGCGACACGGCCGCGAGGCTCAAAACGGTCCAATCCCAGCTCGACACGCTTTCGCGGACCAGCGCCTCGATCGTCGAACAGCAGGTCAAGGAACGCACCGCGGAGCTGACCGATCGCTACAACAAGGCGGTTGAGGACGGCGACGGCAAGCAGGCGTTCGAGATCGCCAAGGAGATCACAACCATCACAGCGCCGCGCCCGGCGCAGGGCGGACCATCGCCCGAAGCGCAAGCCTTTGCCGAGCGCAACTCGTCATGGTTCCAGAAGCCGGGCAACGAATATGCGACCGCTCGAGCGATCGAAATCGGCAATACGCTCGCGGCGCAGGGCTACACCGGTCACGCAACGCAACTCCGCATCGTCGAGCAGCGCATGCGCCAGGAGTTTCCGCAGCTGTTCAAGGACAGCATGAACGGCACCAAACCGCCCGCCGGCGTCAACGCTCCGGGCTCGCGCGCGCCCGCTCAGGGCAGCCGCCAGAAGGGCTTCGCCGACATGCCGAAAGAGGCCCAGGACATCGCCCGCGACATGCAGGAACGCGGCGTCATCAAGTCGACCGACGACTATGTGCGAAACTATTTTGCGAACGAAGCAGCGAAGGGATAATTCGATGTCCGACGACCGTAGCCAAGGGCGCGCGGCACAGGAGAGAGCGCAAAGGCGCCGCCGGAGCGATGAAGCCCTATCCGCCTCAAGGCGGTTGCCGATTCCCCCGGAAATCGAAGCGGAGCTCAAGGCCAAAGGTTTAAAGCCCCGCTGGGTCAACGATGAAGGCAACCGAATCTATCGTCTCACTCAACAGGACGATTACGACAAGGTTGATGGCGTTGATCCCGTGCCTGTGGGAACCGGACCCGACGGTAAGCCCATTCTGGCCCACCTGCTCGCGAAGCCGGTCGATTTCGTATCCGAAGACCAGGCCAGAGCCGATTCCAAGCGCAAGCTGACGGAAGAGGCGCTGTTCAGGACGCCGGACGCAGCCGACCAGGCGGGAGCGGGCTCCAATCCAAACCCGGCCACGGCTCAGCGCTATGTCGCGAAAGAGACGAAAATCGGCCGGGCCAACCAGGTTCTGGACGGCTAGCCGAGCTGGCCTTCCGGGCAAGGAGGCCAAATGGCGAATGCGAACATTGCTTTCGGTCTGAAGGCGATCAGGGAGGCAGGAAACGGCCCATTCAACGGCGCCGTGAACATGTATTACCACCCGGCATCGGACTCGACCGCGCTCTACATCGGCGATCCCGTCATCAAGAACGGCTCGGCCGACGCTGCTGGCGTTCCCGGCATCGTGCGCGCCGCGGCCAGTTCAGCGCTCACCGGCGCGGTCGTCGGGTTCGTTCCCGACGGCGTGGTCGACATCGCCGGCTTCGCCGCCGCATCGACCGCTTACTACGTACTGGTCGCCGATGATCCGAACCAGGAGTTCGAGGTTCAGGAGGACAGCGTTGGCGGCGCTCTCGCGGCTGCCGACATCGGCCTCAACGCCGACATCGTGGCCGGTTCTGGCAGCGCCTACACGAAGCGCTCGGGCTTTCAGCTCGACACTTCCACCAAGGCGACGACCGCGACCCTGCCGCTCAAGATTCTCGGCCTGGTCCAGTCGCCCAACAACGCGATCGGCAACAACGCCAAGATTCGCGTCCGCATCAACAACCACACTGAGGCCCCGGCCTCGACCGGCATTTCGTAAGGGAGGGCGGAGCAATGACTGTCACTCGCAGCACTTTCCCGGCCCTTCTGTGGCCCGGCATCCAGGCCATCTTCGGCCAGAGCTACGACAAGCTCGACAAGGAATACACGCGCATCTTCGACGTCCGCACCTCGAAGAAGGCTTACGAGAAGATCGCCGAAGCTACCGGTCTCGGCCTCGCCGCGGTCAAGTCCGAAGGCGGGTCGATCCTCTACGACAGCCCGTCGCCTGGCGCGACCAGCGTGTTCACGCATGTCACCTACGGTCTCGGCTACATCATCACCCGAGAAGCGGAGGAAGACAATCAGTACCAGGAAGTCGCCGAGGCCAATGCGGCATCGCTGCCGTGGTCGATGCTGACGACCAAGGAGATTGTCCACGCCAACATCCTCAACCGCGGCTTCAACGGCTCCTATGTCGGCGGTGACGGCCAGCCTTTGTTCAGCGACAGCCACCCGACCGCCAACGGCACGTTCGACAATAACCTGACGGCGGCGGACCTCTCGGAAGCTTCGCTCGAGGACGCGCTGACGACGGTTGCACAGGCGACCAACAGCGCGGGCCTTCCGATCGCCATGCGGGTCATGCGCCTGATCGTTGGTCCGGGCCAGATCTTCAACGCGACCCGCATCCTCCAGAGCGACATGCGCGTCGGCACGGCCAACAACGACACGAACGCGATCAAGACGCTGGGCCTCGTGCCGGAGATCGTCATCAACCATTATCTCGACGACCCCGACGCCTGGTTCCTGCAAACCAATGTCCCCAACGGGCTGATCTCGTTCCAGCGCCGCGCGCTCGAACTTCGCGATGACAGCGACTTCGACACCGAGAATCACAAGCACAAGGCGACGGAGCGCTATTCCGCCGGCTGGGCCGATCCTCGGGGCGTGTTCGGGAATAGTGGAGCCTGAGTAAAGTAACACTCGGCTCTTTACAACCCTAGGCGGGTCTGGCATAGGCGGTTTCATGCCGCGAAAAACTCCAGGCCCACCTTGTTCTGTCTGCCGAGCGCCCAGCGTCGCGAAGGGCTTCTGCGATAAGCACTACCGTCGCTGGCATAAGTTCGGGGATACCACAGCGACCCTTCGGCCTGCTGATTGGGGGAAGCGCGAGAGCCACCCGCTCTATGGACAATGGACATGGACTAATCGAGGCGTCGCGGGGCGCGATTCGCGCTGGGACGACTTTTACGCCTTTCTACAAGACATTGGGGATCGCCCTGCTGATAATTATCGCCTGCGACGTTTGGATAACTCTCGGCCATGGGGACCAGAAAACTACTATTGGTCCAAAACGTTAGAGGGTCGGCACTACACCTTGGAAACGGCCCAAGGGAAACGAGAGTATCAGAGGGTCTGGCGGGCGAATAACCGGCTTCGGTCCAAGCACAATGATTTAAAGAGGAACTATGGGATAACGCTCGTTGAATACGACGAGATGCTGGCCGCCCAGCAGATCAAATGTGCGATCTGCAAAAAGGACCAGAGTGACGGTGGGCACCTTTGTATCGACCATTGCCATGAGACGGGTAAAATTCGCGGGCTGCTCTGTCACTCGTGCAATCGCGGTCTCGGGTTCTTTAAGGATCAGACTGCCATACTCGAAGCCGCTATCGCCTATCTTGAGCGCCACAGCGAAACAAATTTGAGCGCCTAAGCGCCAGCGAATACCCTCCGCGCAGTTTCGGCCAAGGGTCGGGCTTCATCCATTTCCTTTGGAGAGCCTTCATGGCTGATACCAATTTTTCCGGCGTCAACGCTTCCGACAGCGTGACATGCGGACCCGATGGAACCCCGATCACGCAAATTCGCGCATATTCGCAGACGATCACCCCGGCGAGCGTCGGCGCGGCCACGGTTGCCGAGCAGACCTTCACCGTCACCGGCCTGACGACAGCTGACAAGGTGATCGTGAACCCGGCTGCGATCTCGAACGCGATCGGCATTGTCGGCGCTCGCGTCTCGGCGGCCGACACTCTTGCGGTGCGCTTCGTCAATCCGACTGCCGGCTCGCTCACCCCGACGGCGGGAACCTGGACGATCCTCGCCTTCAGGAGCTAGCTCGATGCGTCGCGGGCGGCTTGAGCCGAAGGGCGAATGTCAACGGTGCGGCCTCGTCTATCCGCTGAGTCAGCTCAGGAAGGAATGGACGGGGCTTCGCGTCTGCCCGCCTGACTTCGATCCTCGCCCCGCCGAGATGAAGCCGCCGCGCTACAAGCCTGAGGGCCTGATGCTGCCCAATGCGAGCCCCGAGACCGAGCCGGTGTTCGGGCGCGCATCGCGAGATGACCTGTGACGGCCTGGTCGCAGACCGTCGGCCAAATCTGCCTCTCGGCGGCGATGGAGCTTGGCGCGGTCGGGCTCGGCGACAGCCTCGAAGCGCCGGAAGAGGCAGAGATGACGACCCGGCTCAATTCGATGCTCGCCAAATGGTCGATCGAGGCAAACCTGTTCCGCGAGGAATCGGGAACCATCACGATCGCCGGAGGGACTGGCGCAGCAACCCTGCCCGACACGATCCGGGATATTCGGAGCGTCCGGCTGATCCAGAGCGCGACCAGCCAGAGGATGCTGGCGATCTGGAACCGGGATCAGTATTTCCTGCTTCCGAACCGCTCCCAGTCCGGCAACCCGATGGCGGTCTATTTCAGCCCGCAGATCGGCGGTGCCGTGCTCTACCTGTGGCCGGTTCCCGCTGCCGACGTCGATCTCGACCTGGATTACAGCCGGGCGTTCAATTTCGTCAGCGGCCCGGACGAGACGCTGGACCTCCCGGCGGAATGGCACGAGGCGGTGCTTTACGGCCTTGCGTCACGCAGCGCCGGCATCTTCGGCACGACGCAACTCGACCCGGCGAAAGTGCAGCGCTGCGATGCGCAGGCCAAGGCGTCCTATGACCGGATGCTCGATGCCGACCGCCCGGACAGCTACTTCTTCGAATATGACCATCCCGTCGAGGCCAACTGATGGACCTCGTGATCGGCCGCGGCGAATGGCGGCGCAAGCGCGGCGCTCCGGTGCCGTGGCGACAGGAGAATTGCCTTCTCGACGAGGTTAAGACCGATCCCAAGGGCTGGAACATCCTGTCGCGGCCGCCGCTCGTTTCCTACGCCACCCGCGGCTCGGGTCCGATTGAAGGGGCGTTCCAGAAACCGGGGCTGTTCAATGGTGACAAATTCTATGTGAGCGACGGCACTTTCTATCGGGAAGGCGCATCGCTCGGCGCGCTGGACGGGACCGGGGAAGTCATCTGGGCGGCCGGCGTCGAGGAGATCGTCGTCACGCGAGGTGCCAGCGCCTGGTCCTATAACGGGACCGATCTCGTCGCGGTCGCTTTCCCGGACGGTGCCGATGTCAACAGCGTCCACTGGATGGCGCATTATTTCGTCTATGCACGCAAGGGCAGCGGGCGATTCTATTGGTCCGCTCTCGATGACGGGCGCACCATCGACGGCCTCGACTTCGCCGACGCGGAAAGCGAGCCGGACGAGCTGCTCGACATCGCCAAGATGGGCGATCTCTTCGCCATGCTCGGGGCCAACAGCGTCGAGACATGGATGCTCACCGGCGATCAGGACTTGCCCTGGTCACGCGTCAGCCAGCGGACCTTCGGGCGCGGAATCCTCAGTCCCGGAGCCAAGGCCGAAGTCGCGGACGCGAACACGGTCTATTTTGTCAGCTCGGACGGCATGGTCTGCCGGATGTCGGGCGATGCGCCGCAGCGGGTCAGCGACAGTGCGCTCGAGGAGGACATCAAGCTCGCGGACGGCGTGAGCTGCTTCTTCTACCAGTTCGAAGGCAAGCCCTACGTCGCGGTGCGCCTCGAAGGTGTGACCACTTACGTCCTCGATCTGGTGAATGGCGACATGCCTAGTCGGTTCAGCACGATGGGCCGGGACAATTGGGCACCCCGCTGCGCCATCACTGTCGGCGGCATTCCCTACTTCGGGGACGATAGCAGCGCCGACGTGTGGCAGTTCGAGGAAGGCGCCACGACCGACAGTGGGCAGACCGAGATGCCGCGCTATTTCAGCGCCGGGCTGCCAGGCTCGGGTCCGCTCGGCATTTCCAACGTGATCGTCAGCGGCAACAACGGAAGTGCCACCGTCGAGACTGGCGAAAGCGCTGACCCGATCCTCGAGATGCGCTGTTCGAGGGACGGCGGCCGAACCTTCACCGACTGGCGCGCGACGCGCTGGGGGAAGATGGGCGATTATCGACGCCGGAGCCGGTTCGGATCGTGCGGTATGTTCTCACAGCCCGGTTTCCTCGCCGAGTTCCGCATGCTGGCCTGCGCTCCGTTGAGGGTTGAAGAGGTCGGCGCCAACGAGAGTATGGCGGGGCGATAGATGGCCTTCAGGCTCCCGAGGTTGCCACCGGGCGGCGTCGATAGCCCGACCCTGCAGATTTATTGGCAGCAACTCGTCGAGGCCATCGAGTCCGAAATCGGCGGGATCGAGCAAGCCATCGCGGCGCTC